CTTTTTATGTTGGGGCCAGCATTATTGCTGGGTAGCCTTATAGTTATTTAAGGGGGGGGGTTATTCATCCCACCCTGTCATTGCAGCTTTTTTACCTGCCTCAGGGGTAAAATCTTTTTTGTTCTGTTCTTGTATATCTCTCATCATGTCTGCAGCAGAATAATCATCATCTCTTTTACTAGAAGGTTTAGTGCTAGTTTTACCCGCTATAGTTTCTCCTACTGCTGGACTTGGTGGAGCAAATGGATCTTCCATATAGTTAGATGTCTCTGAGCCATACTGAGCTAGGTTTCTTTGTCTTACGGCCTCTGCTGTAGGCATACCAGTTACAGGGTCTAAGTCACCCTGCCTACCAAAGAGTCTATCAAATATATTCCGATCATCATCTTTCTTAGCAAATCCACTAAACGGATCAGCCACACTAACTGCATAACCTTCTTTTTGTAAAGCAGAACCCGTAATGTATCTAGTAGCATCTGCTGCAGATATAATATCTTTATCTGAAGAAGATTGCATCAAGTTTATTGCTTGTGTGTGCGCTGCTTCAGCCTGTTTTTGTTTTGCTTTTTTAGCTAACATAGGAAGACCTATGCTTCCTGCAGGACCAGCTATTAGACCACCTACTACAGACAATATACCTTTTTCTACTATATTTAAACCTAAAGGATCTTCTCCTTTTCGTATTTTACTGGCTAAATCTTCATTATAATCTTTATAGTCTTTATTAGTCCAGTCACTTACTGCTGTATTTCTCCAACTTTTTTCTGCTTCTGATACAACTTTATCATCGTCATCATCACGCTCACGTTGGACTTGCTGTTGTTCCTCTACAACAGTTTCACCTTTAGGTCTAAACCCTTCAGGTACACGACTTATGGGCCTACCGTTAAAGAAGAATATAACGATCTCTCTACCTGTGTCAGGATTAACAAATGTACGAGACTCAAAGCCTGTGTATACAGCACCTGTACCACCGTAACGTCCATACCCGCCACCTACAGGTTTAGGTACTTCCGTTCCTGGGATGTTACCACCTTCAGCGTAACCCTCTTTGAGTTCTTCTTTATCGTCATCATCATCAGACTCTACTTCAAGCTCATCATCACGGAAGGGTAACTCATCACCTTCTTTAATACGTTCCCAGCCCTCTTTAGCTGAAACTAATAGCTCATCAAAGAAGTCTTCACCAAAGTAACGTACAGCATATGCAGGTATAACGTATTCGTTTTCACTTACTCTAATGTCAATGTCATCACGTACTTCAGAAGGTAAAGCACCTACAGGAGCAGTATTGCCGCTTACAGGGTCTACCTGTTCTTCGAGCAGCATATCATTCATCTCTTCTTCCATGTCCGTTACTGCTCCACCCTCGTTAAATTCTAAACTATCTGTCCGTTCTTGTGCAGCCTTTTTTGCAGACTCTAAACTATTATGGATACTCGTAGGTTGAATTATTTCTGCATCCAACATAAGTTTTAATGTACTATCATCGTACTGCTTACCTTTATGTATGGTAGGTACATTTATCCACTTACCTTTATATTTAAAAGTTGTAGACTTTTCAGATACCATTTCACCCTCTGGGGTTTCATATACATCACGTCCAGATTGTGTTTTTTTATTTGTTTTTTTACCTACTTTACTTGCTTGGGCCATTCACTTCATCCCTTAAATAAGCTAACTTACGTAAAGCTGCAATCTCACCTTGGGTACGATACATACCTTCCATAGTACTTTCTTGTTCTAACCTGCGCTGGGCTGTAGATATTTTACTATTAAGTGTTTCTACAAAAGAATCCCATAGAGGCTTATCGTTTACGAACTTCTTAATGCTGCTCATGTGCCGCTAAAACCTTGCTCACCAGGAGTGGGTACTGTACCTGTACCTATGTTGCCACCACCTGCACCTGTAGTATCACTCACTGCTACCCCTGCTTGCTCTGGGGCTGCACCTGGATTAGGTGGTGCGGGTGGTCCCTGCATTGCTGCACCCTCAGGTGGTTCTGGTGGCTGTGTGAACTTCTTTAGTATCTCAGCTTGGATAGCTGCATCACTCAATGAGTTAGTTACTTTATCAGGATCAAGATCCATAGACTTAGCTATTTCACGAATAATGTAGTCGCTCTTCACAAACGGCATAAGCGCTGGATTAGAAGCTACACCCATAAACTGCATCAAGCGCTGTGAGCGTACCTCGTTAGCCATCAAGCTCTCTGTACCTGACGCCTTAACTTCTAAGTCACCCTTGATGTCTGTGTCAAAGTCAAACTGCATATTGAAGCTAAAGAAAGCACGACCTAATGGTGCAATCAAATAGTCATCGACATTCTTGACAACATTTCGTATGCTACCGTTAGCTGCAGACATAAGCATAGAAATGCCAGAAGCAGTTCTACCCACTCCACTGACACCTGTTTGACCGTGAGCAAAACTTGGGAAGCCTGTACTTTCATCAGCTAATACCCTTGCTTTATCAAAGAGTTGCATGTTCTCGCCAGCAACGTTAGGGAACTTAGTGCCAAAGATTCCTTGTCCTGGTGCTCCCCCTTGCCTACGAAACACTTTACCAGGGTACACAGATAAGTCCTGCCCAGGAACCAAGTTTGTCTCATCAACTTCAATGATTAAGTTACCACTAAGTGCAGCATTATCAATAGCCATACGCATGAAACCATTCATTAACGTCTGCGTATCATCCATGTTTTCTGCAATACCTACACCAAAGAAGCTGTAAGGGTTTAACTCATAAGGTACAGAATAGTAAGGAATACGTGCTGGCTTGAATGGGTTAAGTACTAAGCGTAGTACTGTACCGTTACATACCCAAGCGTTAACACTCAGTTGCTCTGCATCCTTTAACTCACTAGGTATACGTACACCGTTATCTTCTAGGATCTCTGAGTCTACGTAACCCCAGAACTCTAGGATCTCATAACGTTCAGGAGCAGTGTTACTTACACTGTCATCCTCCATGTCTTGCTCCCAGTACTTCTTATCGTAAGACTCACCAAGTGCAATAGCTTCATCAATAGAGTCTTTACGGAAGAACGGTCTAGACTTTAATGCTCTCATCTGTGAGCGTGTCATACGGTGACGCTCAACTACATACTCAGCCTCATCCATGTTGTACGCATCAGGATCAGGATAAAAGTTCCATATAGATACGTGACTCGTAGATGGTACTGTCTTGATTAAGGGGTCATACTCACCCTCATCATTCCAGTTAGGGTACTCTTTATCTATAGCAAACGGACCCTTCATAATACCTGTACCGAAGAGTGCCATCTCGAAAGCTGTATGACGTAGCTGCTTATTAGCTCCACTCTCTTCTAACTGATCGTGGATCTTCTTTTCCATCTTCTTAGCTGCAACCATAGCAGGGTGAAACGTTACTGTGTCCTGCGTAGTGCCTGGACCTTCCATAACTTTCTCACCGAAGACATCAAGTTTATCTTTCAGTGGACCCATACGCTTCATGCGGTCAAACATAGTTTCACCTGGCTTGAGCTTCTCGTTAGGGTCAAACAAGTAGCTTACCTTAGGTTCCTCACCGAAAGCTGATGTAAGTTGCTCAGTGGCTTGCTCAGCCTGTGGGTTAATGCTTACGTGCAATGACTCAGCTACACCATCAGGTAACGTAGTAGGGTTAACTGTAAGAGGGAAACGTGAGCTACCAAACAGTACGTCAACGATCTGACCATACGCTGCTAACGTTTTAGTCTTAGTTACCTTAACAAAAACACGAGACTTTTCAGTTTCAGTGAATTGAACATCTGTTCCATAAATACCACGGTAGTTACGGTAAGCACGTAACCAACGAGTTTCATCTGCGTATCGTGCATCCTCTGCACGTTTAAAGCGTGACTCAACGTAAGATACTACACTAGGTGCATCTAGTTCATCACCGTCTTCAATAACAGCCAAATCATCTGTTTCAAACAATTCGCCTTGATCGTTGTTTTCTGCCATGCTTAATATCCGAAAGTTGAATCTGCAGCTTGAAACCCTGCATTATGTGAAACTGGATTGAAGTCCCATAAAGAACTTCTTGGTCTAGTCATTATACCATACCTGATTGCATCATACAAGTGGTCTTCTGCATTTGTATCAACATCTTCAGGGTTTCTTTTATCTAGCGGTATGCTAGGTAACTGTGCTATAGTGTTGGTGCAAGTCGAGAAAAACACGAGTCTTGGCTCCTCTGTGTACTCATCAACTTGCAAACGGCGGTGAAGCTCGTTCTTACCTGCAACCCGTGAGCCTCGTGAACGGTCAGAAGGACGCCATCGACATCCCTTTTGGTTCATCTGCTCAGCCAAGGACGGGCCTGTGTCGCCTCGTTTGTGCCACAGGGAGCTATCTAACACACCGTACCTGATACTGCTATCTTCACTTTCAGCTTCAAGTATCATATCAGCTAGATCAGTAGCTGTAACTTTAGAACAATATAACTCTCTGTAGACAACAAGCTGCTCACTGGGTGATACAGCAAACCAGACAACGCCTGTGAAACTTCCGTAGCCGTAGTCGCAAGCTCTAAACTTAGTCCAGCTAGAGGGAATTTTATAAGGCTCAACGACATGTATGGCTCTGTTCCACTCAGGAAAGGCAGCACCTTCGTTGACATCCCAATTACCTTCTAGTAGTTGCTTGCGTTGATGCTCAGGAAGTGACAGAAGCATTGCTTCGTAGTCGCCACTCTCAGCTAAATACGGATTATCAAATAGACTGGCAGGTATGAACCTTCGTTTAAATAGGGGTTGACCAGCTTTACTATGCCCTGATGGGAACTTCAATACCTCACCAGTCTCAATGTCCGTTGCCCAGAAAGGCGTATTAGGTGATGCTGGGTCAATGAACATTTTCTTTACCCAAGAGTGTCCTTGTCCACCTGGGTTAGTCGTGGCTCGCATGTACAAGCCTAAGTCTTTGTTTGCACTACGTAAACGTGAGCGCATGTAATTCCAGCTATAGGGGCTACCCCACTGCGTAAGTTCGTCAAACGCTATGTAGTTAAACGCCTGACCTTGGTAACGCATAACGTCAGTGTCTCTATCCAAGTACGACATCCACAATGTGCCGCCTCTAGGTGTAGTCCACTGACTCTTACGCTCAGACCACTTAATACCTGGTATAGCTTTAGGGTACAACTCTTGGCTTTTCTGTATGAGTTCCCTAAGTTCCTCTGTCGTGTGACGTACAAGTAGACCACTGAAGTCTGGGTGGTTCATGTTACGTAAAGGATCAGCTAATGTAGCGTAACTCTTACCGCCACCTGCTGCCCCACCATACAACACCTCACGTTCACCTGAAGCTAAGTACTGCGTCTGTGGTCCTGGGTTTGGCCTGAATACAATGTTTTGTGCTTCTATAGGGTCAAACTCAGGAGGCTTTACTTGCGCTGGGCTTGGGGTTGGTGCTGCTGCTACTGTCTCCGTCTTCTTGTTCTTCGTAGGTGTAGCAACCTGGTCTTTCTTTTTCGAGGACTTCGATCTGACGTAACGCTTTTTCGAGCCGCTGGGCAAGCTGGCGTTTAATTGTAGTAAGTCTTTTTCTTTTACGCTCGACATCTATTCTCTTCTTTAATCCATCGTGGGTAATGCTTCTACCTGATTGTGTAGTTAACCACGCAGATACTTGACGGTAACTATACTTCTTTAGATGTTTCTTTGCAAGCTCTAAAAGTTCTAATTCTTTACTTATCGGTAATAGCCAATCCTCATCGTCAGGATCTATCTCGTAACCAAAAGGTATGTACGTACTTACTCTAGGTATCCGCTGCCAAAGCTTAACTTTAAACGGTGCTTTAGGTAGCATCCAGTACGCATAGTTTAAAGAGCGCTGTCCTTTAGTGTTATTATTATGCATCACTCTCTTGTTGCTTAGGTGGTAAAATAAACAAACCACCTGAAGACTCTACGTTTACTCTTTCAGTCTTTACTACACCAGCACGATCTAAGATCTGACCTGCAGCCATCATCTTTTCTTTAATGCCTAGCTGGGTAGGATCGTCCAAAGCAGAGGCATACGCAACTGCAGCACGAGGGCCAACTCTTGACATGTATGATTTAGTTGCGTCAAATATCTCATCTTTCAATGACTCCACAATAGCTGTAGTAGATGAACCCTCATTGTAACCTGCTAGTTTCTTAGCACGTACAACATCACCACCTGCTTCCTCGAAAAGAACCTCTAGAAACTTAGCTTGGTTTTCTG